GTAGTGTCCACGGGCAGAAGGTTGCAAGCTGGACAAGTATTCCAAGTGACTTATCCTGACCCGGCCGGCTAGCATTACACGGGAAAATGGTTGCGATGAGAGGGACGCAACAGCTTACAAATTCAATTTTCCCGGATAGTTAAATGGTATAACGGAGGCTTGATAAGCCTTTATTACAAGTTCGATTCTTGTTCTGGGAACCAAGTTTAGGATAGCAACAGCAAAAATCAAAATTCTACTTTTAATGGAAAAAAGATGCTATCCTGTTTTTTACACTCACGTCGTCTAGTGGCTAGGACGCTACCCTTTCAAGGTGGAGAAGCGGGATCGATACCCGTCGTGAGTACCAAGTTTAGGAGACTGAAATGGCAAATGTCAAACAAGGTAACTTAACAAAGAGCCCTCAATGGTGGAAACACCTTAAGGATTGGAAACGAGTGTTCTGGAAATCAGAACGCCAAGCCCAAAAAAAGAATATCAACAAAGGAGAATGATATGAAACGTGCTAAACGTTAGTGTCATCTTTGACCCCCGTATGGTCTTAGATGGCACGTAAAAGAAAATATTTACGAATCCATCCACGCTAAACTTTAGTGGCGAAGTACCCGGCTCTTAACCGGACTAACTGAGTTCGATTCTCAGAGCGTGGACCATATGGGGGTATAATTCAAAGGCTAGAATAGCCGGCTTTTAACCGGTCTATCAGGGTTCGAGTCCCTGTGCCCCTACCATATAAAAACACATTGACTAGCCTCTAGGTCATAGTCAACATGAAGCCGAGCAAGGATGCAGAGTCTCGGATTAAAGACTAAGTGTGTTCCTATATGGTAACGTAGCATAACGGTCGTGCACCTCCTTCATACGGAGCAAGGTGTGAGTTCGAATCTCACCGTTACCACCATAATAAAAAATAAGTATTGTATGTTTAATACAGATGCTTTCACAAGTGGACAAATCGACAGCAAGCTATGGGTATGTCGTGAACTCGAACAATTAGGATGGACTAGTGAACTGACACACATATATGGTGGTTGGTACGGAGTCCTGGCTTTCTTGTTGCTAAGTCGTGAACAGTTTAAGGTCGCAAAGATTGAAAGCTACGATATGGACCCAGCATGTGAATCTATCGCTGATATGATTAATGAAAATTGGGTTTCAAAAGATTGGCAGTTTAAAGCGTACACATCAGATTGTAACCAACCTGTAGCGGGTGCGCCTGACTTGATTATAAACACCAGTACTGAACATTTTGATAGTCTAGCATGGTTTGACTCAATTGCTCCAGGTACCCGAGTAGTATTACAAGGTAATAACATGCCACATGATGATCATGTAATTTACTCACAAAGTTTGACAGAGTTTAAAGAACTGTATAATATTACAGACGTAGCATATGAAGGTAGTTTAGAATTTAAGTACCCTACATGGTCATTTACCCGCTATATGATCATTGGTACAAAATAGAATATTGGTAAAGAACATAAGGTGTTCGGAAGTCTCGAAAGAGGGATTATAAAAGGTCGGAAGCCTTTATTAGTCGGAGGTTATAAATCTCACTTCAGCCGGGTGTTGGATCAGGACATACAGTCTGGGCGATCCTCGAACGCAAGCGGCACTCCATGTTTGCTAGACAAGTAGAGCGCGACTGTATGCCGCGGGTAGCCATGTTTCCTGTTCAGGGACCAAAACTCTCAATGTTCTTTTCCAATATCTTATATGCGGGATTAGTTTAATGGTCAAACGAAACCTTGCCAAGGTTTAGTTAGGAGTTCGATTCTCCTATCCCGCTCCAGTTTTAGGATAGCAACAGCAAACTTAAAAAATCTTTTCTTGAAAAAAAGCCAAAAATGCTATCCTGTTTTTTGTTGGGGTGTCGCCTAGAGGCCTAAGGCACTGGTCTTTGAAATCAGTATCATGAGTTCGAATCTCATCTCCCCTGCCACGTATATCGCTATCGTATAATGGATAATACACTAGTTTGCGGAACTGGTAATTGAGGTTCGATTCCTCGTGGCGGTACCAATTGTTTTAGTTCTTCAACAACAAACTCTTTTTCAATCTTGTCAAATGAATTTTTAAACTCTTTAGTAGTAGTCCAAGAGTGTTTTGAAATGTATTGAAGTTTTTGTTTCATATAATATTTATTTCTATGGTGTCTTTAGTGTAGTGGCCTGCACCCTGCTCTGTGAAAGCGGTAGTACCGGATCGATACCGGTAAGACACCCCAAAGCGTTTATATTTTTAAATAAAACTTTTAGGAGTAGGATACTGCTCTAAAAAGTTTTTAACTGCAAAATAGTCAACCTCCATGGGGAAGATTAAACTTAATATAAACCTTGGTTGAGAATCATAATTGATAACTGTGTGTTGTATAGTAGTATTGAATATGACAGGTTTTCTAGGAGTATATTCGCAAACCTTAATATTATATCGCATTCTATCAACACCGTATTCTTTATCTCGAAATAGCACTAGACTGTTTGGTGATTCATTTAACAAGAAATTTATAGCTACTTTTCGATCTAAGTCTCTGTGCCAATCATACACAGTCATCGGACCGTTTTTTATAAAATTTGTTCTGATTTGTCCAAATTCTGCTGAAAGATCTTGGCAAAACTTAGTTTTGAAAAACCTAGAAGATGATACAATACTCCTTGGAGAAGGAGTGTCAGCAGTTTCAATTTTTGGAACTTCTGGAAATGGTGCGTTTATTCCTGCTTGGCAAATTTCTTTTTCAAGATCGGGAAAATGATTAAGATAACAAAAACAGTTTTCTAACATAAAACTATTTATAAATTAAAATTTTTATGTTATAATTTTATTTTTAAGGAGGCATGTATGCCGTGGATTGAAAATGTAGCCGCAAGTGACATCCCGATTGGGTTCCATCACGATGCTGGCCCAAATAGCATGTTGATCAGCATTGTGGATCCCGCAAGCTGGCGTCCCGAAGCCAAGCACCAATTCAAAGAGCGTCATAACTTTGAGTTTTTGGATGTAGAGGAAAAGGATGAAGTTTTGGAAGAAGCAATGAAGTGTAGTCACGAGCAGGCCGCTGAGCTTGTCAGATTGTTACAACACGCATTGGACAATCGTATGAATGTGGTTGTTCATTGTTTTGCGGGTATCTGCCGTTCGGGTGCGGTTTGTGAAGTTGGAGTCATGATGGGCTTTGACGACACTGAACGATTCCGCAGTCCAAATTTACTGGTTAAACATCGTATGATGAAGAATTTGGGATGGACCTACGATGCTGATGAAAAGCCCAATATTGACGACTGGCGTACTTTTAGATCAGTTGATTGACAGCCTTGCCTGTTTAGTGTATAATACGTGTATACTAACAAACAAGGATACACTATGGCAGGCAAAGCAAAATCTGTTTACCTAACGATTCACCCAAAAGGCACATTTAAAACAGTGTTCCACAAAGTGTTCTTTGAAGCTAAATCTTATAATGACTATGTTAAAACAGACGAGTTTAAGGCCAAATGGCCAGCCGCAGAGTTTGATGTTGTTAAGGAGACTTACTAATGAAAATTAAATTTAGTAAGGAAACCATGCCCGACGAATTGTACAATGCGCTACTACAGCACTTTGTAAACGAAGCAGTTGGTTTAGGTGTAACTGTAAACAAACATACTCGGTTTGATGATTGGATTGTTGAGTGCGAGGTTAAAGAACCTGTGCATTAAGGAGAATAAAATGACTGTAACAGTAGCTAAGATGAAAGACAAAATTGTAGAGATCGTCCGTGTTGCTGAAACAGTTATGTTCTCAGAGGACAAGGGTTGGATTTTTATCTGTATCGACTTTGAAAAACCTGTGCGTAAGCAGGCTCAATTTAAATGGGTAAAGGCCAGAGAAACAAAATTTGAGTGGGTACGTGAGTTCCACTTTTAAAGGAGAAGTTTATGAAGACGTATGTCACAAGTGACTTACACTTCGGGCATACTAACATCATGAAATTCTGCCCGGTGACAAGAGCACGATTTAAAAATGATGTAGACTACATGACAGAAGCAATGATCATCGAATGGAACGAGATTGTTGAGCCTGGCGATTTAGTCTACATCTTAGGCGATGTAGCATTTTATAATGCTCAAAAGGCAACACAAATTATGCGTCGTTTAAATGGCACTAAGATTTTGATTGAAGGCAATCACGATAAGAAAGCATTACACGATCCTAGCTTTCGTGGGTGTTTTTCTGAAGTACACAAGTATTTGGATATCAATTATAACGGCACTAAGGTAGTAATGTTACACTATCCAATTGCCGAGTGGGATCAAATGCATAGAGGCAGTGTTCACTTTCATGGTCACTTACACGGCAATCCAAGTAGTTTAGAAAAGTATCGTGCGTTAGATGTAGGTATTGATGCAACTGGTTGGATTGTGTTAGAAATGGAAGATGCTATTCGCAGAGCCCTGCGAGGAGAAATCAAAAGCCATCACGACAAGGTAGGTTCACTATGAAAGATGAAAGCCATTTACCTGTAGCAGAACAAAGCCTTGTATTTCGTTTGCGCAAGCGAGCAGAAATCCGTAGACAGATTAGTTCACGTAAAAGTGTGCAAGAAGGTTCTGCCGACCGTATAGCAGATTTGCTAGAAGAAGCAGCCAACGAAATTGAGAGATTATCTAATGCCTAAGTGTTATCAGTTAATTGGAGTGCCATGTGCTGGCAAGAGTACTTGGATTAAACACCAAATATGGGCATTGGGTCTGACGGTAGTTTCAACAGATGTGTTTGTAGAAGACTATGCTCAATCTGTAGGTAAGACTTATTCTGAAGTATTTACAGAATACATGCCTAAGGCAGTAGAACTGATGGCTAAACAAGTCGTTAATGCTAGAAAGTTAGGTCATACCATCATTTGGGATCAAACTAGTACTACAGTAAAAAGTCGTGCTCGTAAGTTTAACATGTTACCCGACTATGAGCATATTGCTGTAGTGTTTAAAACACCTGAGCATAAAGAACTTATGCGTCGATTAATGAACCGCCCTGGTAAAGATATTCCGGATCATGTTATTGCCAGCATGATTGCCAGCTGGGAAGAGCCCACTAATGAAGAAGGCTTCAAAGAAATCTGGTATGTATAGAACAGACCCCCGCTTTCCAAGTTGTGCGGCGAACAACCTGGACTAATTCAAATGCTACTTTAGCTGATGTGGTCATAGCGGCGGTCTGAAGAACCGTTGAACCAGGTTCGATCCCTGGAGGTAGCACCAAACAATGCCCTGCTGGCGCAATTGGTAGACGCGGCTCTCTCAAAAGGAGTGTGTTCCCCGTTCGAGTCGGGGGCAGGGTACCAATGGCGGCTGTAGCTCAGTGGATTAGAGCAACGAGCTTCTACCTCGTGGGTCAGGGGTTCGAATCCCTTCAGCCGCACCATATAATCGGACCGTAATTCAATTGGATAGAAAGCAAGTCTTCGAAACTTGAGGTTGGGAGTTCGAATCTCTCCGGTCCGGCCAAAAAAACCAAAAATAGTTCACAAATGTATTGACATAGTGCGCTAGATGTTATATAATATACGCTTACTAAGCAATTAGTAAAAACGTTCTTTAAAAATTTAAAATTATAAAGGCTGGGTTCGTCTAGAGGCCTAGGACACCGCCCTTTCACGGCGGGTACACGGGTTCGAATCCCGTACCCAGTACCATATTAAAACACATTAGGCAACTTCGGCCTGGCCCGAATAGTAAGGTGGCATTGCCTCTAGTGTGTTTCAATATGTATTGCCCCGGTGGTGGAATGGTAGACACGCTGGTCTTAGAAGCCAGTGTCGCAAGGCGTGAGAGTTCGAGTCTCTCCTGGGGCACCAAATGGAGGAAAGTATATGAAGTATACTATAATTGAAGATTGCAGTCCATATTATATAAGATTTTTATGGAACGGTATTGAAGACATAATTGCGCTTGTAGCAAGTTTGAGTACTGTTGATACAAGTATACGATTTTCAAATAGTACATATACCCATTACGATTTTAATGCCGATAAAGCTAATCAAATTATAAACAATTTACCAATGAAATCAGACTTTGATTTTATGATGAATAGAGTAGGGTTGTTTGTCACTACACCTGGTTCAAAATCAAGTACTCACAAAGATGCAACGGATCATCGATTCAGTATCAATTTGCCTATTGAAATATTAGACAATAATTGTGTTACTAGTTGGTATAATGATGAAGAAGTTAGTGAGTTTGAACTATCAGACTCTCACCGTGGGTACAGCAGAGTGTTAAAAAGTATAGATTTAACATCTAAAGTACCATCTAAAACAATGATAGCACAACCTAACGAATGTATATTATTTAATACAGATATATACCATAACTGGAATAACACACAGTCAATTAATCAAAGAATTGTTTTAACTCTCCGGGTTAATAATCCCGGCGAAATGTATTTTGATGACGCAAAAAAAATATTATTTGGAAGCGTGGCCGAGTCTGGCTTATGGCAACAGTCTTGAAAACTGTCGTGTCGAAAGGCACCGTGAGTTCGAATCTCACCGCTTCCGCCAATCATGCTTGCTGAGTAGCTACAATGGAACACCGAGAAACTTGCCAATGTCGACCAAAGCAAGGACCGGCCATGAAGAGTGGGGCTACCGTGAATTCAAGCGTCACAGCAAGTGCCTTTTTATGTATCGCTAGCTCAATTGGCAGAGCACTGGTCTCCAAAACCAGGGGTTGGGAGTTCGAGGCTCTCGCGGTACGCCATATAAAATAAGTGTTGACAACAACATATGATGAAAGTATAATAACAGCATGTACAAAGTTATACGTGATGATAAAGAAGTAGAAAGATTTATTACCCTAAACGAAGCAATGATATTTGCCAAGTCGTTGGGTACTTTTGTAACTATCAAAGGTCCTGATCTCGAAGTAGTTGGTAAGTTTGGCGTTGATTCAATTGTAGATGGTAAGTGTCCAGACGGTATTGACTACGACTGGAACAAAGCAAGCCGCATTGGTCGTGTAAAGCGAGAAAGAGTTTAAAATTGCGACTGTGGTGAAATAGGTAGACACAAAAGACTTAAAATCTTTCGCTCACGGGCATGCCGGTTCGATTCCGGCCAGTCGCACCAATTATAAGGAAAACTGTATGTCGAGTAAAGAAACGTTAGACAAGGCATACGGCAACATGCCCAGAGAAGTAGGATTTAGCACCAACTGGGATTTTATTCCAACTTGGCGTGGTGTAAAATATTATTGGCATAAATTAATACGTAAGGTAACAAGATAATTAACAGATGCGTCATCTGCTAAATAAACATAGCAGGAGACAACAATGAATGTTAATGAAAAAGGTAACTTAGGATTAATAAAAGTTATAGGTGATCTATATTCTAAAGGGTTTACCGCATTTACGCCATTTGATGATTACAATCCAGTCGATTGTATTGCGTTAGATAGTAATGGTAAGGCATTTAGACTTCAGGTAAAATATAGATCACCGGGCAGAGGTGACAAGTATGAGATATCAGCATCTTCGATGGTTAACGGAAAGGGTGTTGCTATTAACAGAGATTTAATCGATTGTTGGGCAGTTTATCTGTCAGACATCGATAAAGTAGTGTACATGCCGATTAGTTTAATGGAAGGTAAAAAAGTTCATTATATCACAAGACAACGTGTAGAAGAACTAAGTTTAATACCGTGTTAGTTATTGGAGCGGTGGCCGAACGGTAAGGCAGCGGATTGCTAATCCGTACAACGTTTAATAGCGTTGACTGGGTTCGACTCCCAGTCGCTCCGCCAAGTTAGAAGTAAATTTTTAAAAAGAGAAAATATGTTAAAACCAAATAAGACGTTTAAATTAAGTAAGACAACCAAGCGTATGCTGTGTAGTATTGTAAACACAGAACAACGTAATCAGTACAAGCGCATGATGATTGACGCAGAATTGTGTGCTGCAATTGTACCAAAGACAGTAAAGAAAGAAAGTCGTCCGGGTAGTAATTATACTACTACTAGTACGAGTGCTACAGCGGCAGAGTAAGGAATAATAATGATCTGGTTCGAACCTCCTGAACAATCGATATCGTGGGACTATCACATATCAAAAGCATTCGAAGAAGAAGATTTTAAGTTCATAGCCGATTATGTGACAACGCATAG